TACATCAATCATATGTTTAGCTAGTTTAGGGTCTGTTTTTTGTAGTTTTTTTATAGTTGCAGTTTCCATACCTTTACCAACTTGTGTAAATATTTTTGCAACAAGTGAATCAAGTATTCCTTCATTAACTTTTTTATATTTAGGCATTTTATTCTCCGATAGAATTAGAATCAAGTATTATAACTCAATAATAAATATCAATCATACAAAAAATTATTTTTTAAATGGAGTTTTATGTTTATTCATTTCTTTCTGTAATTCATTTGCTTCTTTCTTATAGAAAGTCTGTAATCGTTTTAGATAGAATGTACGAAGATATATTGGTAGGTTGTAGGCTTCACTAAACGTGAAACCACCTTTAGAATGTAATATTAATTGAAAGATTTCTTCGTGGACTTGAAGTTTATACTCTGGAGCTAGGCCAAAAAAATCGCACGGTTACTGGAACCGACACCTCTGTTTCCTTTCCAGTAGAATCTATAGCTTTAGTATTCATATCCACATCTGGTGTGATTGATGACAAATGGTTTCTAAAAGCTAAAGAATCTCTTGATAGAAATTGATTATCTACAAAGTTATTTATATGACTTTTTTCAGCTTTACCATCAACTGATAATAACATATGTTTTAAACGAGTAGTAAGTATTGAACTTTGTTCTTTAGATATTTTTTCTTTAGCTACTATTTCTTTTGCTATACTCTTTTCATCTTTTTGAGTTAATAGTTTAAAAGTAATTTCTCTTTCAGAACTTGGTAACTTGAAATTAAATTCATTTTTACCTTTAGTAAATTGTGAAAAATCTAATTCTATAGGTTCAAGTGTTGACAAATCTACTGATTGTTCTACTCCATCATAAGTAAATTCATAATCTTTACCATATGCTAAAATACGAGAAGCTACCATAATTGCATTTTTATCGCCTACGAGTACATCATCAAGATTAATTGATTTATCTACAATCAGAGATTCTAATAATTTATCAATTACAGTACCTTGTCGAATCAGATTTTGAGATGTAAGAATATCTTCTTCTTTTGCGGTCATATATTTTACTTCTACTTTACCACTTGATAGTGGATGACCATCGGCGTAGAAGTATCCTTTAGATGGTAAATCTACCACCTCAGTAGGAAACTTGTATTCAGCCATAAATGACTCCTTTGTGATTAAATTTAATAACCAATTATAATTATAACTTTTTAATTATAAAAATTAAATTATTTTGACGGTGCGATTTTATCTTTGATTGGTTTAAGAATCATATCGAAAATAATATCGTCATATTTTGTCGGCGTAAGTTTAACTATTTTTTCTAATGCATAGATAACAATTAAAACATATTCCCAATTTTGTGCTAACCATTCACTCATTTTTAACTCCTATTAGAATTGTAAGATTGCGTAATCATATTTAAGTGTTAGTGTAATTTCTGCAGGGTCACTTGATGCATAATCTAAATCACCAAAGTTTGCAGATTCAATATATGTACCTTTTAATGTCCATTCTTCTACCACATCACCAACTGGACCTAACATATTAAAAGTAACATCTTTTTTATAAAAATCTGAATATCCATCTCTACCTGTTACGGATTCGTGTGATAACCTAACCCATTCCATAACTGATTGAGCGGCTGATGGAACAACTGGGTCATAAAGTACAACATCTATAGGTTGCCATGCACCTTTACCTTTTATATACCGTTTAACATTAATATGATCTAAAACTATTTCTTCAAACTGAATCTGTGGTCTATTAGCTGTTTTAATCATATAAGCTGGAACACCTTCAATATACATAATGAACCGATTTTTAGTTTTCGGTTCAAACGGTGTAAACATTATTTCTGAAGGGTCTAATGTAGCCATTCTTTATTCTCCTAAAAAAAATCTTTTATTCGTACTCATAAATAAATATCAAATAAAGAAATTTTTAGTAAAAAGAAAAACCCCACAATTAAGTGAGGTTTTTCTATTATATGTTAACGTTACTTTATAAGTCAAACTTACTCAGGAAACGTAGCCCCTGTAGGTTGGACAACAAAATCAAGTACGATAAACTCTGCAGTTCTCGTAGGTTGAATAAATATCTGTCCTACCAATTGATTTCTATCTACAACATCTGGTGTGTTATTAGAATCATCCATAACAACTCTAAATGCACTTAAACCACTATTCTGTTGTACTTGCTCAAGATAAGGATTCACAATATTCAAGAAACGATTTCTTAGTGCTTGACTGTTTTGTTCAAATACTAAGTATCTTGATGAACTTGCAATGAATTTTCTCAATGCAATCAACAATCTACGAACATTGATTCTATCTAATGCTGATGGTTTAGATTGTAGTGTTTTCTGTCCGAAAACTACAACACCTTGACCTGGAAATGAAGCTATTGGATTGATTCTGTTTTCATACAAATCATCTCTTTCAGCGTGAGTTAATCGTGTTTTAGCTTCTAAAACAGAAGTTAAACCACCACGATTCAAACCTGCTGGTGCGAACCATTCGTGAGCTACTTGGTCTGTGTAAGAAATTACACCAGGTAGTACTACCGATGGTGGTACGAATACTAGTCTACTTGTATCTCTATCTGCAATTTTAATCCAGGGATAATAAGTACCAGCATAGTTGGTATCTAAATTCTTAATAGTACTCTTAACTGTAGATATTGAATCACCAATTGCAGAAGCATCTATTATATAAAAAGCGTCAGCACGAGATTCTACTTTAGATATTGCATGATTAGTTACTGTAGAGTGTAATCCGTGAATTACACCAGGTGTTACTAATAGATTAATATCAAACTCATCAGGATTACTTACAGCGTTAATAGCTCGTTTATAAGCTATTGAACCACTTGTTGTTGAACTTGAACAATCAAATCCTTGTGTGTTTGTATTTGCAATATCTGTACCTGTAGAATAAGGTGTTGCTGGATTACTACCATCAAATCCCCATTGTAAAGGAACTGCGAATTTTAATTGTTGTATTGCAGAACCTGTAAGACCAAGTACTACAGTTCCACCTGAATATGTACTTGATAATGAAGTATCAAAATCATTATTACCATACATATTTTCCAAGTGAAATACAACATTGTTACCATTTGCAGCTGTACTTGGAACTGGTGCAAGATATTGAAGATTGTCGTTTTTCGGACCTGTAGTAGTTAAATCAATTCCATATGGAACTGTACTATCAAATGTTCCATTACCATCCGTTTGTGCTATCTTAAATGAAGCTGATGGAATGTTAGTGCCACCTGGAACAGTATTATATACTGCTTTGTGACCCATTGGAACAACATTCTTTGGAAACTTAAATACTCCGTCCTCTTCCATAGTTGAATAGTCACCTACTCTTATAAATTTACTTAAATTTGGATAATTACCATAATAGGTCAATTTACCATTAGAATCTATTTGAACGTGACGATCACCAATTCTTTTCGCAAAATAATTAGGTGATGCTGGGTCAAATGTCAATCCTTCAAATTCTTCTACCACTTCATCATTACTTACTTTAACTACGTGAACTGAAAATGTACCATAATCTGAATTTGCTATATCTTCTTCTGGTTTTACATTTAATACTTTAAGTTTATAAGTAGTGTTTATATCAGTTCCGTGTGAACGACTATAGACTCTAAATAGACTATATCGAGATGAGTTAATTGTTTGAGACAACAAGTATGGTGTTCTAGCAAACTGATAATCTACATTACCAGTCCAAGTTCCAGCTTCACCTTTACTATCAAATGAAGTTGAACCACCTGTAAAGTTATGTCCATTAGCTGTATTGATAATTCCTACCATAACACCATCACCTGTAGTACCAGCACCTGCTAAATTATTTAAAGAACTTGTTGTATAGCCAGGAAGATTCATAGCTTTGTTTTTAAATACTTTATATACATAAACAGATGAGTCATTACCACCTGACTTAGTTGATTGTGGGTCAGGACTAATTACTTTATCTACAAAATTAGCACTACCTGTATCAAAGGATAATGCGTATGTTTCAGATGAAACGTTACTACCTGAAACAGTAATTTCAAATCGTGAACCAGTTGCCGTACCAGCACCTGTAGCACCAGTTGTTTTTATAAAAGTTGCACTTAAATCTCCTACACCAGTCGAACCCCTTGATGGAGCTAAAATAGCAAGTGATTGGCTAGCGTTTCCAACACCACTCATCACATACGAATGTGCAACCAATTGAACTGAATCAGTAGCATATCCACCAATCCCTAAAACTCTAACTATTGTTACTACACCAGCACTTCTTAAATATTCTTCTACTGCGTACGGTGTATAAAATCTTGCGTCAACTCCACCAAACATTTCTTCAAATTCTTGAAAGTTGGTTACTTGAGTTGGTGTAAAAGCTGGGCCTTGTTTTGTGGGCCCTATTATTGCTGCACCAATTTCACCTATTGATTGAGGTAAAAATGATAAATCTCTTTCCCTTGTGAAAACACCAGGTGAGACAATTCTTTCTGCCATCTTTTTTCTCCTAAAATCTTATATTATATGTTTAAAACAACTAAACTTATTCTACTATAAGTATAACGTAAGGTCTTGAAAATAGATATTTTAGACCATTTT